AAGGAAGCTGTAATGGCTGACATCCAAGATACGCACAACTACATTACTAATGACGAACCTTTTGAGCGTTGCTTTACTTCTGAGCCTGAAACATACAGAGGTAAGACTAGCGGCAACATGAAGCTCAGTAAGCAATGTGGTTTCTGTGACCATAAGAAAAAGTGCTGGCCTGAACTCCAGGTTTTGCCTTCCAAGGTATATCAAGGTAAACAAACACCACCTGATATAGAATACGTACAGTTAGCTAACTAAGGAGATTACAATGGCTACAATTACACTAGACGATGTTGAACACGACACAGAGAACTTCTCTGATGAGCAGAACAATATGCTTGCAGAGATACAATTTAATGCTTCCGTGCAGCGACAATCAGAGTACTACCTAAATAGTCTTAAGGTTGTGTCAGCAGAGGTCATTAGGCGGTTGAAGGAAACTCTTGTTGAGACATCAGAAGATGACAACAAAAAGGACGCATAAGTCCAGCAGGTATCGCAGCGGCCTAGAGAAAGAGGTTGCTGCGTTCCTCAAGCCTATTCAACATAAGGTCAGGTATGAAGTACTAAAGATAGAATGGGAAGACCTACGCTATCGTACTTACACGCCTGACTTTATACTAGACAATGGTATCATAATTGAAACGAAAGGAATGTTTGACTCTGAAGACAGGCGTAAGCACACAGAGATACAGAGGCAACATCCAGAGCTAGACATTAGGTTTGTATTTAGTAATGCAAAGGCTAAGCTATACAAGGGTGCTAAGTCTAGGTACTACGAGTGGTGCGACAAGAATGAATTTATGTGGTCACATAGAATTATACCTGAGGAGTGGTTAAATGAAAGAGGCAGAGCAATTTTAGCTAAACGTATTGTACTTAAGGAAACTAGGAGGGACAAGTGACCTACACTATTAAGCCTGATGAGATAGCTTTTCTAATTAAGCCTGTTGAGTTCGATGATAATGGTAACTGGTCAGGAGAGATAGCTACTGCTATCGCAATGCACAAAGACAGTACCATAAAGAAGAAGGACTTGAGCCACTTAATAGATTTAATAACTATGTTAGGGGCCTTCTTAGACGTAATGAATTATGATGATTACGTGTACGATACTGTAGAAGAACGCAGAAACGATATAATAGACCTTGAAATGAAGAAAAGACCTCCTATATACGAAGAGGTAGAAGGCACAGAAGGCAAAGTAATAAGACTTACAGCATTCACTAAAACAGAAGGTAACGCATAATGAGCAACGTAGAAACACTTGATCCTGTCAACCAGCCCCTGCACTACAATCAGGCTGGCATAGAATGCATAGATGCTATTGAAGCCATGACAGAGAACATGTCAGGCTCTATAGCACCACACGCAGCTAACGTGCTGAAGTATATGTGGAGGTGTGAGTACAAGAATGGCCTAGAAGATATAGATAAAGCTATCTGGTATTTAGGTAGGCTGCGACAGAGGTGGGTAGATACACTATAATGAAGAAGCGATTTAGTGTTACGTTTGTTATGGAGTTTGAAGAGAAGAATAACATACTGTCTTCAGATGAGCACTCCCATACAACAGACGTCCAAGACCTAGTGTTAGATACTTTTTATGACACTGACGATATTAATATAGAAAACTTATTTGTAAAGGAGCGACAATGACACCAGACTATGATCCTTATTATGATATGTTCAACGAAGATGGCACACCAAAGAATGAACTAGCTGCCTACAGCCAGTGGGTAGAAGGCAAGATCTTAACTAAAGGACAGACAAGACAATTCGAGAACACCCTTGGTCTTGTAGGGGAAGCAGGTGAGATAGCTGAGAAGCTAAAGAAGAGTTTGAGAGACGGTGCTATCCTAGATAAGGAAGGTATGCTAAAAGAATTAGGTGACGTACTATTCTATGTAGCTGCCTTGTCTAACTTTTATGGGGGTAGCTTACGTAGCGTAGCAGAGATGAACATAGAGAAACTAGATAGCCGCCAAGAGCGTGGTGTGTTACAGGGATCAGGAGACAACAGATGAGTAACTATTTTGCGACAGACTATCAGCACTTCATACATACGTCACGTTATGCACGTTGGCTAGACAAAGAAGGCCGTAGAGAAACGTGGCCTGAAACTGTGTCACGATACATGGAGTACGTTGTACATCCTGTAGGGGGCAAGGACTCGTACACTAAGGACATTGAATCAGCCATACTTAGCTTAGAAGTTATGCCTAGCATGAGAGCGCTAATGACTGCAGGCCCAGCCGCAGCACGAGACAACATTAGTATGTACAACTGCTCTTACATAGCTATAGATAACATCGTAGCCTTTGATGAAGCTATGCACGTTCTTATGTGTGGCACAGGTGTAGGCTTCTCTGTCGAGAGGCAGTACGTTCAAAAGCTACCAGACGTACCTACGTTGTTTGACAGTGAGACTAACATCGTTGTTAAGGATAGCAAAGAGGGCTGGTCTAAAGCTCTGCGTCAACTCATTGCTCTACTGTACAGTGGAGAGATACCTACGTGGGATACCAGCAGAGTTCGCCCTGCAGGTGCTAGGCTCAGGACGTTTGGTGGTAGGGCATCAGGCCCAGCGCCACTGATAGACTTGTTTAACTTTGCCATAGCTACATTCAAGGCTGCACAAGGACGCCGCCTGTCTAGCATAGAATGCCATGACCTTATGTGTAAGATTGGTGAAGTAGTGGTAGTTGGGGGCGTGAGACGCTCAGCAACAATCAGCCTATCAAATCTGTCTGATGATAAGATGCGTCACGCTAAGTCAGGTGCATGGTGGGAGAACAACCCACATCGTGCGTTAGCTAACAACTCTGTGTGTTACACTGAGAAGCCTGACAGTCTATCCTTCATGCGTGAGTGGATGTCTTTGGTTGAGTCAGGCTCAGGTGAGCGTGGTATCTTCAACCGTGAGGCAGCTAAGAAGCAAGCAGCTAAGAATGGTAGGCGTGATACAGACCATGACTTTGGTACTAACCCTTGCAGTGAGATCATATTACGCTCAGGGCAAGTGTGTAATTTAACGGAGTGTGTAGTACGTGCAACAGACAGTCTTGCAGACCTTGAGAGAAAAGTTCGTATCGCTACGATATTGGGTACTATTCAGTCTACCTTCACTAAGTTCCCCTATCTGCGAAAACTGTGGGTGCGAAATACAGAAGAAGAACGCCTGCTGGGTGTGTCACTCACAGGGATAATGGACAACCCCTTACTTACAACAGTTAACGCAGGATTGGAGCAAACCCTTGAGCACTTACGTTCTATTGCTGTCTCTACTAACGCTGAGTGGGCTGAGCGCCTTGGCATCCCTGTTTCTACTGCTATCACTTGTGTTAAGCCATCAGGAACGGTATCTCAAATGGTATCATCGAGCAGTGGGGTGCACCCTCGTCATTCCCCCTATTATGTTCGTACTGTTAGGGGTGACGTTAAAGACCCTCTGACTCAGTTTATGAAAGACCAAGGAGTGCCTAGTGAGCCTTGTGTTATGAAGCCTGACACAACAGTAGTGTTTAGCTTTCCTCAGAAGTCTCCTGATGGTGCAGTCTGTACTAAGGACACTACTGCAATTCAACAACTGGAGATGTGGTTAGCTTATCAGAGACACTGGTGTGAGCATAAGCCATCGGTGACTATCAATGTTAATTCAGAGGAGTGGCTTGAAGTAGGAGCATTTGTTTACAAACACTTTGATGAAATGAGTGGTGTGTCGTTCTTGCCCTTTAATGAGCATACGTATCAGCAAGCACCTTATCAAGATTGCAGTAAGGAGGACTACGAGAAATTGCTCTCTTGTATGCCAACTACAATTAACTGGGAGGAACTATCGGAGTACGAGCAAGAAGATAATACCGCAGGTAGTCAGACACTGGCGTGTTCTGGTGATAGCTGTGAAATTGTAGACTTAACTTAAAAGGAAATAAAATGGTAGAAACATTATTCGTAGTGTCGTTAAAGATGTTTGTAGCTTTAGGTGTTACAACAAACACGGTAGATTACATTACATCATTCTTTGCAGCAGCACCAGCAATATAACTTCCTCACCTAAGCAAGTGTTTAAACTGCTTACTTAAGGAAGTAATATGAAATTAGAACGTGAAGCTAAAGAGCACGTAGACAGTAAACGTAAAGTATTTGATGAAGGTCTGCTTGATCACTTCACATGGGTTGAGGAGTACTTAGATGCTAATCTCTGGGATACAACTGAGCTAGATGTAGTTAAGCAGAACCTTACGACTGCACTGCTGTGGGCTAGACGCTCTGCAGATACGCATGGTATAAAGTAAGCTAGGGGGTGTGGAGGGATACCTGTGAAGCACCCCCACCTTAGTCTTACTGTGCCGCCCTCATCTTTTGAAGTTGTATGTTAGCGTTAAACATTCTTAGCTCTTCATAGTTCATATCTCTTATGCCTACTTTAACTCCCATGTCACGCATGTGTTTCATGGCTAGAGCCTTTTGTTCTTTATTACCATTGCCCATAGTTTTGTATCTTATGGTTGCTAAATAGTCTTCGCCTCGTGATTGAGTCTGAACCATCTTACGCACCATAGTTCTTATGTTTGCGACTACACTATTTACATCCGTTCTTTTCTCTGTAATATTTTTAGCTTTAAACCTTGGGTCATTTAATAACTTACCCATACGCCTCTCTAATAGGGGGGCCATAGTCTCATTAAAGATCCTGTCGTAAGCTGGCATGTTAGAACGTTGATCCTTAGACCAGCCTTTTATACCTGAAAGAGAATATACTTTTTCTGTAGCTGTTCTTCCAGGAACTAACTTTATACCAAAGATACGAGCTAGTGGGTTGGGGTCATACAGTTCCCCTTCCCTAGATGCCACTCTAAGGCTCTCTCCTGTAATAGTCTCTGTTTGTCCACCTATTGCTTCTAAGATATTATCAAAATACTTTGTAGCTGACTGATTAAACTTACCATAGCCACGAGCCTGACGTACATCTTTAGCTGTGTCTGTCTCTGTAAGAAAGCCTACTAGTTTATTAAGAGGGTCTAGTGGACGGAATACACCAGCCAAAATGTTACCTACAGGTTTACCTATGCTTTCAGATACATCTGCACCTAACTCGTATGTCCTTTTAAAGACACCGCCCTCTTCTACTATCTCTCTTCCTGGTTCAGTAAATGCATTGTAGAAACTACGTAACATATTCTCACGCTCACCGCCACTGTCCTTACCACCTAGAGGATTAAAGTAATCTAGAACGCTACTTAAGTCTGTACCAAACTGCATATCTTTAGCAATCTGGCCTATAGCTAATTGCTCACCTAAATCTCGTTCCATCTCAGACGTTATAGGTTTTCCCATCACCATATGGTTTACAACTTTACCTGCAGCTAACATGTAGGATAGAGGGAACACGTTAGTTACATCTACAACAGCACTACCTTGACGTAGCTCAAATGTACCTAAGCCCTGTTCTTGTTGTGACTCAGATAAACGGGCTGCTGCAACTAATGCTACAGTGCCTACAGTAGCACGAGAAATAGCCTCTCTATGTTGTATTTTAGTGCCAGACTTATTCATAATCTTTTTCGCTACACCCAAGTATGCAAGTGGCGAGAACTGATAAGCTGATGCAACAACGTTGTTCATAAATCTACCAAAGGGTAGTATAAGACCTATACCGGGTGTAGCTGAAGCGTTTTCAACAATCTTAGCTAAGCCTGCAGCAACACCTTTATCTTTAGTATAATCTTTAGCGAAGACAGATCTCATAGTTGTATCCAGAGCTTGACCTGTTACCTCTTCATCAATAAGTTTCATATCACCTGTTCTTAAGACATCATCTAAAGTACGTCCATATTTAAGGTCTATGTACTTGTCTAACTCACCCATGAACATCTGAGACTTAGTTAAGCTGTCTTGAATACGCACACCAGTTAGATCGTTGGCTGCACCTACACCTTTTTCTATTGCAGAAGCAAAACCTTTAGATGCATCTATGCCATACTGCTTAGATGTACGTTCTACGCCAGCACCTATAGTCTCAAACAATACTTTCTTAACTGCAGGCTCAGCATCTAGTAGAGCCATGTAACCTTCGTATGTAGTATGGGCATCTGCAAAGTTTCTCATCTTCTGACCTTGTACACGTATGTATACCTTGGCTTGCCTCATAAGTTGTTTGTCATTTGTTAGTACTGCTTTAGCTGCAACACCACCAGCATTAATCAAATCAACAGCTAACTGTCCAAATGCAAACGCACCGAAGCCTGCTAAGTTAAGTGCAGTTGTAGCTGGGGAAGACACAAGCAAACGTTTCCACACATTCTGAGCATAGCCAAAGGGCTGGCTGTTTATAGCGTCATCAAGTTTCTTTCCATCGTCAAAGCCTGTAGCTGCTAGTAGAACATCATTGCCTGCAACAACTGCATCATTTATCCTTCTTCTAGACTGAGATAAGACA